GGCCGGTGATATTGTTCAAGTTACAACCTTCAAAGATGCCGCAGTTGTCGTTGGAGCACAAGGCGCTACTGGCAATACCGGGGCGCAAGGTGCTCAAGGAGTGGCCGGCGATACTGGTGCTCAAGGTATCACTGGAGCTAATGGTGCACAAGGTTCTACTGGAGCTCAAGGTGCACAAGGCACTACTGGTGCACAAGGCGTTATAGGTCCACAGGGTGCTCAGGGTATTACTGGTGCCCAAGGTGCTCAAGGCGATACTGGAGCCCAAGGTGCAACTGGTTCACAAGGTACTACTGGAGCTCAAGGTGCACAAGGCGATACTGGAGCCCAAGGCGCTCAAGGCGCAACTGGTGCTCAAGGTGCACAAGGTGCTCAAGGCGCATTGGGTGCAAGAACATACACAGTCACAAATGTTGGTGCTGGTGCGTATCAAATTGACGGTTCTAGCAATCCAACATTAAATTTGCTACGTGGATTTACGTATGCCTTTAATGTCAATGCAAGCGGACATCCTTTCTGGATTCAAACTGTTTCTGGTGCATATAGTTCTGGAAACGTTTATAGCAGTGGTGTCACCAACAATGGAGTTCAAGTTGGAACTCTAACATTTTCTGTTCCATATGATGCACCAAGTACTCTTTATTATGTTTGTCAATATCACTCATCGATGCAGGGTGTGATTAATATTAGTGATGTTGGACCACAGGGTGCTCAAGGTGCTGCAGCAGTTGTAGGTGGATCGAACACACATATACAATTTAACGATTCTACCAGTTCGAATGGATCTGCAGGATTTACATTTGATAAGACAAGCAATAACGTTACGGTCGCTAATAATATATCTGCTACCACCGGTACATTTGCTGGAGCAGTTTCTGGCATCACTACACTGGCTACTGGTAATACTACGATTACCGGTTTTGCGAATGTAAGTACCAGTGTCAACTCAGCATTGTTAACTGTCGGTTCTAACTTTATTGCAAATACTACGCAAGTTACAATTGCAGCTGGTGTAAAATTATCTGCGAACGGTGGAGTAGGAACAGCCGGTCAGGTGTTATCATCGAATGGCTCTACTGGTTCTCCTTACTGGGCGACAGTCGCTAGTGCGGTTAGTTACCCGCAGAACATTCAGTCGGCCGACTACACGCTTGTGTTGGGTGATGCAGGTAAGCAGATTTTCCATCCGGCCAGCGACACAGCCACTCGCACGTACACGATTCCGTCAAACGCCAGCGTTGCGTTTCCGATTGGCACGGTTGTGCTGTTTACGGTGGAAAACAACGCTAGGCCGGTTACTGTTGCTATTACAAGCGACACGCTTGTTTTGGGTAATGGCACGACAGGTTCTGTATTAGTTGGCCAAAATAATACGTTGACGGCAATTAAAGTTACGGCGATAAAATGGATGGCTAACTTTGATTATCAACTAGCCACAGAGTCCATTGCGGTGTCGCACAGCTCATCGCCCTTCATAACAACTTACCCGTGGTCTGGTTCTGGCTTTGGTACTAAGTTTACCAATCCCGGTACGCTGCCGCCCACCACCAGCTGGGACGTAGCGTTCAGTCCCGCTGGCGATGCCATTGCCGTAGCGCACAGCTCATCGCCGTTTATCACCGCCTACCCGTGGTCTAGCTCTGGTTTCGGCTTTAAATTTACCAATCCAGCCACACTGCCTGCTAGCACTGGCAACGGCGTAGCGTTCAGTCCCGCTGGAGATACCATCGCTGTGGCGCACAACACAACACCCTTTGTCACAGCATATCCATGGAGCGGAAGTGGCTTTGGCACGAAATTTACCAATCCAGCCACACTGCCTGCTAGCCAAGGCGAAGGCGTAGCGTTCAGCCCCGCTGGCAACGCCATTGCCGTAGCGCACACCTCATCGCCGTTTATCACCGCATATCCATGGAGCGGAAGTGGCTTTGGCACGAAATTTACCAATCCAGCCACACTGCCTGCTGACACTGGCAACGACGTAGCGTTCAGTCCCGCTGGCGATGCCATCGCTGTGGCGCACAGCTCATCGCCCTTTATCACCGCATACCCGTGGAGTGGCTCTGGTTTTGGTACGAAGTTCACCGACCCAGCCACACTGCCCACTGGCACTGGCAACGGCGTAGCGTTCAGCCCCGCTGGAGATGCTATTGCCGTAGCGCATACCACCACGCCCTTTATCACCGCATACCCGTGGTCTGGTTCTGGCTTTGGTACGAAGTTCACCGACCCCGGCACGCTTCCGGCTGACGATGGCAACGACGTAGCGTTCAGCCGCGCTGGCAACGCCATTGCCGTGGCGCACGACACAACACCCTTTGTCACAGCATACTCGTGGAGTGGCTCTGGCTTCGGCACGAAATTTACCAATCCAGCCACGCTGCCGCCTAGCCAAGGCGAAGGCGTAGCATTTACAATCAACTCATAAAAGCAGGCACCCATGCAATACACACAACTCCCTATCGCCTACAAATACGACACACTTGCGGATGCGATTTACGCTCGCGAGGTTGAGTATTTTCACTATGATTTCGACCGCATCAACTTCGAGCATCTGCTGGCCAACGCCACGGACAACGAGTTTGCTGCCAACGTAGCCGAACGGCTGGACGCTACTCGCAAGCAGATGAGCAACGTCGAGGCTATCATGGCCGCACTGCGTTCTCAGATCGACGACGAGGCCGAGTATTTCGCAGCCGTTGAGCGCGTAACCGCCAAGCGCAAAGCAAAGGAAGCCGAGGGATGAACCTCTATTACGTCCAATCCAACGGTGACACGTTCGTCCGGCACATCCATGATGTCGAGCCGACGCGCTGGGACGACGATAACTATTGCCGCGTGGCCAAGCTGACTCCTGAGCAGATCGTGCAGTTCGGTGTTCATCAACTTAAGCTCATCACACCGCCGTACTTCGACCCGGCCACTCAGCAACGAGAGCACGGCCCAGCGCTGCTGATCGACGGCGTGTGGACGCAAAACTACATCGTGACGAATCTCGGCGCTGAAGAGGCCACAGCCAAGGCCGACACGCAGTGGGGCATCATCCGCATTGAGCGCAACGCCAAACTGATTGCCTCCGACTGGACACAGGTTGCCGACGCTCCGGTAGATGCCGCTGAGTGGGCGACTTATCGTCAAGCGCTGCGGGACATCACGAATCAAACTAATCCGTTTAATATCGTTTGGCCCACCGTTCCGGCGTAATATCAACACTTATGGAAATTGCCGAGTTATAAATAGAATTATAATAAAATCTGCGGGATAGGGAACCAGAGATGACAACACCAAATAATTTTCGCGTTAAGAACGGATTAACCGTATCGAATGGCGTAACAATATCGGCAGGCAACGTTATAATTACGAGCGGTCAACTCGTCATCGGCGCTACTGCAATTAATGCTACCTCAATGAGTGACGGGGCCAATAACGCATATACCAATGCAATTACAATCGCCGCGAATGCCAGCAATCTCACTTCAGGTACAGTGGCAATCGCTCGTATTCCGACTGCTGATTCAGTAAGCAATACCTCGATCTCTCATGTGCCTACCGCTAATAATGTCAAGACTGCGTATGATGCGGCGATCGCAGCCAATACTCTTGCGAATACTGCAGCAACCTCGGCCGCCGCAGCTTATACGAATGCTGTATCTTATACTGATACGAAAATCGGTACAGCAAACACTGCCATGGCAGCCAATGCAGATGCAGCTTATACCAACGCAATTGCAATTGCAGCGAATGCCAGCAATCTGACTTCTGGAACAGTAGCAGCTGCTCGATTGCCTTCATTGTTTATTGGAACGACAACGATTCAGTCGACGAGTGCTGCACAAGCAGTCACCGGCATTACGACACTCGCAGCCGGTAACACAACGATTACCGGTGATATTACCGTTTCTGGCAACCTCACTATCAATGGCACAACAACCAATATAAATTCTACAGATCTTCTTGTAGAAGATAAAAATATTATACTTGGGGATGTGACTACTCCATCTGATGCAACTGCCGACGGCGGCGGTATTACTCTGAAGGGTGCTACCGATAAGACATTCAACTGGATTGATGCAACTGATAGCTGGACTGCTTCCGAACATATCGATCTTGCG